GAATGCTTCTGCTCGCAGCTGAGACGCAAGATATGGTACAAAGAATTCATCAACTGGTATGAAGGCAACTCTTGACCAATACATATCATCTCACTATGAGGAGCTGTATCGATACACCAGGTACTTCTGCTCCAAGTACAATCCCAAGCTGACTATCGAAACTGTCATTTCCAACGCTTATTTACACTGCATCGAGATAAATGACAACACCGAGGATGTAAACAAGGTCAAGAGCTATATCCTCAACTCAATAAAGCACCAGGTGATTTGGAAAAATGTCGATAGCTACAAGGATGAGAGAATCTTTGCCAATGAGATGGCTGTTCCTGACACCTTTGATGATGGGGAAGACCTCAGCTACAAGATAGCAATCGAACAGCAATACCAGGGATGGAAGTCATCAGTGGACATATATCGAGATGGGCTGACCGACAATGTCAAGATTGCTGTGGCAAAGGCATACTTCGATAAGAACCTGACAACAGCACGATCAATGGCGCAGTACTTCAACATCCCAAATACATCAGCTCACTACCTAATCGCAGAGATAAAAAACACACTAAAAACCATACACAATGAAGATAAAAAATGAATACAAGGGCAAGACCCTAATCAAAACCACCTCGCTCGGAAACACAACCGTGGTTGTTGACAATATAGATGTCGAGAAGTATCAGTACTATGTGTCCATCGGACTCGGGTATATCTTCGAGAAGGAGAACACCAGCGCAACGGCACCAATCCGATATGAAGGAATTGAGGCAGATGAGCAGACTGATGCTCCAGTAGTAACAAAACCGAAAACAAAACGTAAACGAGCAAATGGGCAATCATAAGTACATAGAAACTCCTGAAAAACTGAGAGAACTATTCAAAGAGTACGTTCAGCACGAAAGAGACAATCCAATGTATAAAATTGAATATGTTGGTAAGGATGGTCGAGTAGAAAAGACCCCATTGCTAACACCAATAACCTTTGAAGGATTTCAGGACTACGTATCAGAGAGAGATATTGTAAAGGATTTGAAAGATTATGCGAGTGATAAAGATGGCAGATATTCCGATTATGCCCCCATCATCGCGTATATAAGAAACCATTGCTTCGTTTACAACTTTAAAGGTGCGGCTGTAAAATTGTTTGACCCGAATTTGATTGCCCGGAAACTTGGGATAAAAGATGGAACCGATGTCACTACCAATGGCAAGGACATCTCCGAGGTGAAGGTGAATATAATTAGACCTACTGAATAGTATTATTACTATCTTTGAGGAAATTGGCTGTATAAGAGAAAAACTTGTACGGCATCCCTATTGCCTAAACTTGAGCTATGGCTGAAATCACAATCGACAGCACTGTCATCTTCGAAAAGAACTACACTGCATTGGCTGACCCGGGCATCCGCTTCATCATCAATGAAGGTGGCAGCCGCTCAAGCAAGACCTACTCGCTCTGCCAAATGATCGTGGTGTACTGCTTGCAGCATCCAGGTAAGGTGGTCAGCATCGTGCGTAAGACCTTCCCAGCTCTCCGGGCAACTGTGATGCGTGACTTCTTTGAAATCATGAAGCAGATGGAGATATATGAGGTGACCAACCACAACAAGTCAGAGCACATCTATACCTTCCCCAATGGCAGCATCGTGGAGTTTTTCAGCGTGGATGATGAGCAGAAGATACGAGGGCGCAAGCGTGACATCGGATGGTGCAACGAAGCCAATGAGCTATGGTTTGAGGACTTTCAACAGCTGAACATGAGGACCGAGTCAAAGCTCATCTTCGACTACAATCCGAGTGAGTCATCATCCTGGTTGTATGAGCTGCCGATGGATGAGAGCATCATCATCAAGTCCACGTACAAGGACAACCCCTTCCTTCCCGAAAGCATCAAGCGCCAAATCGAGGACCTCAAGCGCACTGATGAGTCGCTGTACCAAATCTATGCTTTAGGTGAGCACGCTATCAGCAAGAGCAATATATATTCAAACTGGAGCTTTGTGAAGCATCGCCCGGCAAGGTTCGTGAACTTTGTCTATGGCTTAGACTTTGGATACAATCACCCCACTGCGCTGATGAGGGTGTACTACTGCGACAATGACATCTACATTGAGCCGGTCATCTATGAGAGCTACCTGACCACCACCAACATCATCGACCGCATGGGCTCCCTTGGCATCGAGAAGCACGTGACCATCGTGGCTGACTACGCACGACCCGAGATAATCGCTGAGATGAACAACGCTGGCTATGACGTGCAGAATGCCAACAAGGTGGTCAAGAAGGGCATCGACAACATCAAGACCTTCGGAGTGGTGTGCGAGGATGAGCCCAGGCTAAAAAAAGAGTATGAGAATTACAAGTGGAAAAAGGTTGGTGACCAAATCATGGATGAGCCGGTGAAGCTGTACGATGATGCCATGGATGCCATCCGCTACGCTGCCACGCACATACGCCAGGAGTACTACACCGATGACTCATACTTCGCCTTCTAAACACTTGGCTGCCTTTCTGCAATATAGGTATGGCATTTAGAACTCAGAAGATATCTCAGATGACTCCCAAGGGGAGTGACCTGGAAGCAACCGACCTCCTCGAAGTGTCCACCATTGAGAGTGGAAGCTACGTCACACGATCAATCACCGGTCAAGAAATCATTGACGCAGCAGTTGGCAACGTAGACTGGGGTGACATAGGCGGCACGTTGTCCGACCAAACCGACCTGAACACCGCACTCAGCGGCAAAGTACCAACCACTCGCACCCTAACAATTAACGGAACTACCCAAGACCTTTCCGCAGACCGCACGTTCACCATTTCAACTGGCATAACAATAGGCACAACTGCGATAACTTCAGGTACAGTCGGACGGGTGTTATTCGAGGGAACGGGGAATGTAGTCAGTCAATCGGCTAACTTGTTTTGGGATGCTACAAACAACCGATTGGGGGTTGGAACAAGTAGTACTTCAGGAAGACTATCAGTATTAGGTACAAGCACAACAGTGCCAAACAACGCAACGTGGATTTCTGCGGGTAATCCAATAGCTTCTCTTTTTGGAGAGGGGATAGGTGGTAACATGGATTTATTTATTGGAGGAGCCAGCTCGGTTTCAAGTGCAAGACCAGTTTTAACTGGTAGAAAGTCAGCGGGTACTTTAGCAAGCCCAACTGCGCTGTCCAATGGAGATAATATATTTTCTTTCCTTTCGGGTGGTTACAGCGGCACAAGTTTTGTTAACACTGGTTCAATTAACATGATAGTTGACGGAGTAGTAAGTTCAGGAACAGTGCCGCAAGCTATCACTTTTGAAACAGGCACATCCTCAAGAGCAGAACGATTACGCATAGGTTCAAACGGCAACGTCCTTATCAACACAACAACCGATGCTGGTTTCAAGTTAGACGTTAACGGAACTGCGAGGGTGCAAGATAATGTTACAGTTCAAAAAAACCAAAATTTACTAACATCAATAGACCTTACAAATACTACTTCGGGAGCAAATTCTTACACGCAATTTTCTGCAATATCTGATGTAAATTCAGGGGCAAATAGTTTTGGTAAATATAGTACACTAAAAACAGCCTATAAAATAATTCAACCAAGAGATAGTTATTATTATAATGGTTCAATTGCGGGTGATTTCGCAATTTTGAATGACTGTTCATCAGGTAAAATTAAATTTGCAGCGGGCGGTGCGTCAACTGCTCATATGACTTTATTTTCTACGGGTAACTTTGCCATCAACACCACCACAGACGCAGGCTTTAGACTTGACGTGAATGGTACTGCGAGGGTGGTTGGTAACACTCTACTTGACTCAGGAATAATTGCAACAAGCACGGCAACAACAAGGTTGCAAGGCTCATTAAATTATTTCACTCATAATCGTATTGCTTCAAGCGGGGCATTTGGATTTCAAATATCATCTTATGGAACTTTAGCTTCTTTTTTTAGATGGAGCGACGCAACATATGATACTGAAATAGGTGGAGCGGGCTCTCCGTTAATTGGGGGCTTGAAATTATTTACTGCTGGAACTGAAAAAATGCAAATTACAAGTGGAGGACTCGTTCTTATCGGAACAAGCACCGCAATTGCTTCATCTAAACTTACAATTGAAAGCACAACACAAGGCTTCCTACCACCACGAATGACAACAACACAAAAAAACGCTATTGCAACACCCGCAGCGGGCTTAATGGTTTACGATACAACGCTGAACCTTATCTCTTATTACAACGGCACATCTTGGATTTAATCTTAAAAATAAAATATATGACAACAACACCAACAAACGGAGTAGCTATTGAACCAGTAGTTTATCCACTTAACGAGGGTACAGCAACACGAATGACCGTGCTTGTTTTGAACTTCGAAACAACAGCAACAACTTGCACAACCTATTATGAGTTGCTAACCGAGGATGGTAAGTGCTTAAAGTCGGACAACTACACGCTAACACCTGAGCAGTTTGCAGCTTGGGGATTGGATAACAACGTAGTCAACGAGTACGTAGCTGACGCTATCGGCGTTACAATTATTTCGTAACTTAGCCAAAAAAAAGCTATGTTAAATTTATCAGAAAAACAAGTCAAAGAAATCGAAGTGCTAATTGGTGAGATGCCAGGTAAGTTTGCGATTGCGCTGCTCAACATCCTAAACCAAAAAGCCGAAGACACAAAAAAAAATGGCGCAAACAACCATAGCGAGACCGCAGACGTTTAGTCCGGCATACAACCCACTGAAGTTCATCATCGACTCCACCAATAAAAACTTGGCGGGCTTTCGATATATCTTTGATGTCTATGATGCTGGCACTGCCAACAAGATAGCTGAGTACAAAGTGCTGCCAACATTCGGCACTGGCTATGGCGAGGAGGACCTCAGCAAGCTGCTTCAGAGCAAAGTATCCTGGGACCTGAACACCGAGCTCACATCGAGCTATGGCGCACCGAATTCATACTACAACTTTGACGTCAACATCGGTGAGGAGTATGTCACTGTGGTGGCTTACACATCATCACTGACCAATGCGAGCGGGAATGTTCAGATAAATGTCACAAATACATTCCAAATTGGTGACCAGGTCATCATCACACAAGCTGATGGTGGAGTTGCCAACCCACAGCTCGAAGGACTGCACACAGTGGTCAGCGCAACGGGCTCAACATTCGTGGTCAACGTAAACTGGAGCACGATCACAAGCGCCACGATTGATGGTTCAGTGAGCTACGCTGACAAGCGCAAGACCATCGTGAGAGACATCACTGAGCTGAATGGCAACAGCGTATTCAACGGAGCCTTCAGATGGATTGATTGGACAGTGTACGACAAGCTCGACTACAATCTCAACGGAGTCACTAAGCAATGGTTGACCAATCAGCCGACAGCAAACTTTTATTGCACCTTGGGTCAAGACTTGTATCTCAACCTTGAGAATCCAAAGGGCACTGACCGCATCATATTTGAAAACAGCAACGGTGGCTCATTCTACAAGGTGCCAACATCAATGGATGACATCCTCCAGGTGCCGGTTGGGCCAAACAACTATGGCATATTGGTTGGCACTGGAGACCTCATCGACAACAACACCGAATGGTACGATGTCTTTTTTGGCAACGGAACCACACTACAGCAACAAGACTCGGTCAAGTACCGAATCTATTTAGACCGCAGAGTTCTCATCTCTGAGTATCATGTGCTCTTCCTGGACCGCTTAGGTTCATGGAGCTCATTCGCCTTTCAGCTCAAGTCATACGAGCGTGGAGAAATAACTCGTGATATGTACAACAAGGATGTCACTGGCTATGTGAACGCATCAGACCAGTGGACCTACAAGACTGAGGAGTTCGGCTTCAACACTTTCAACTTGAATCTCATCAAGCGAGTGGAGCTCAACACCAATTGGATGACGCAGAACATGGCAACCTACTTCGAGGAGCTTGTGACGTCACCGCAAACATTCCTCAAGATTGTCAACTACGTGACTACTGAGGATGGCATCCCACTCATCGATGAGGATGGTTGCCCGATACACATCCCTGAGTCCACAGCTTATCAGCCATGCATCGTGGAGAACAGCAGCTATGAGATGCTGAACCAACGCAATAAGAACTTGATGCGCCACTCACTCAGCGTGCGCCTCGCAAATCAGGACAACATAAATGGTTAGGATTCAGCTTGAGAATGGATTCCTTGATGTAAAGGAGGGCACTGTATTCCCATTGAACTTCGCAGTCGGTGACATACGTGACCTCACCAAGCGCAGCGGAGCATTCTCCAAGACCATCACTTTGGTTGGTAGCAAGAACAACAACGAGCTGCTCAACCACTACTATGATGTAAACATCCAAGCGGGTACCTTTGACATCAACGCACTGACCAAGTGCAGTGTGATTCAGAACAACGTACCCATCATGGAGGATGCACTCCTTCAGCTGCTCTCGGTCAACAAGAATCAGCAGACGGATGCGTATGAGCAAGATGTCGAGTATGAGGTCCTCATCAAAGATACTCGGGTCGAGTTCTTTACGGCAATCACCAACAAGGAACTGACTGACCTGGACTTCACTGACCTCAACCATATCTTCACATCGGCTGACATAGTGGCTACATTTGACAACACCGTCACTGACGGCTTCAAGTATGTGCTGCCGTATGACACTGACAACCTTTACAACGTGCGTCAGATGAAGCCAGCTATCTATGCCAAGACATACCTGGACCGCATCTTCGCAACAGCAGGCTTCCAATACCAATGGTCTGACCTTGCAGCTGCACGCTTCGATAAGCTCCTCATTCCTTACAATGGGGATGCGAACACATTCGATGCTCAGGATTATTTGGTTGATGCACAGTTGACCTCGCCATTCACTTTCATTGAGCCAACCAATACATTTGGTTCTTATGACCCGATAACAGGGTGGACTGAGATAACTGATGTACAGGGTGCATTCAACCCAACCACAGGTGTGTACACCATACCATTTGACACCAACGCATCAAGTGGTCAAGGCTTCACGATTCAGTATGAGATTGACTATGACTTCTACATCGACAACACTAATGGTGTAACGGTGTACAATATGTACAATGGTTACAATGGTCGACCTCGATTGGCTGCTTCATTTGGCTCATACGTTGACCAATATGTGAACATCGACAACAATCAAGTCATCGGCACAGGGTTCGCTCTCGCTCCAGGTATACACAACTTCTCACCGCCATCATCAGGAACCAAGACAGGTGGAATTATAACAATGCATAATGCAGCGGGGTCAGGAGTATTGAACACAGGTGATGCACTCACGATCAGTGTGGGAATTTATCAGCAGTTCACAGCATGGTTCACGAACACAACCTTTCCATACACACCAGCACCGAATGCTGTGAATGCAGAGTTCAAGGTGAACTCACTGCGCATCAAGATACTTCCAACAACAAACATCCAAGTGATTGGTGGCATCTTGGACATTAACCAATATGTGCCGCTCAAGATTAAGCAATCTGATTTTGTAAAGTCCATATTTCAGATGTACAATCTATTTGCTGACACCGATACGGACCAACCAAACAAGCTCATCCTTCGCCACCGTGATGAATACTATGACAGCGGAGCAGAGGTGGATTGGTCGAGTAAACTAATGAAGGACCGAGGGCAAAATCTCATCTTCCTTCCTGACCTTTCAGCCAAGAAACTCAAGCTCACATACAAAGCCGACACCGACTCACCGAATGTTGTCTACACTCAGATGACTGATGAGATTTATGGTCAGCTCGAGTACACCTTCGACAACGAGTATGTGAAGGACACCGATACCAAGGAGCTCATCTTCTCACCGACTCCAGTGGTTGCCACGACATTCGATGCTTATGTGCCATCTCTCAACGGTGAGGCACCCAAGACAAACATCCGCATCTTGTATGATGGTGGTGAGCAGAGCTGCGGCACCTGGGACTTGATTGAGTACGGCACTACCGGCTCACTTGGTCTGACTACATATCCAATGATTGGTCACTTTGATGATGCACTCACACCAACATTTGACATCAACTTTGCGACTTGCGATTACTACTACTACACACCAAGCACACTGACTGCAAACACCCTTTACAACTTGTACTGGAGAAGGACAGTCAACCAAATAAATGTGGGCAAGATGTTGGTGGCTTACTTCCATTTGACTGAGGCAGATATCCAAACTCTCAAGCTCAACGACAAGATTCGCATCGACAACTCATGGTGGAACATCAACAAGGTCATCGACTATGATGCCAATGCAGAGGTACCAACCAAGGTGGAGCTCATCAGCATCGACACTGAAATTGACCTGGCGCCATTCGTAACCAATCCAGGTACACCGACATCACCGCCAATCACTGCGACATCGCACTCCACCAATTTAGCCACACGATCAAGCGAGGCAAATGGCAACCTATCAGGTGACAACGTAATCGTGCGTGGTACCGGCAACAACATCGGTGATGGTCTGCGTGGCTTGGTCATCGGTGACAACCGCACACTCCAGGAGGATGGTATCATCACACCACGCATCAACGGCATCACAAGTGCAGTTGGTGGATACACTGCACTGTTGTCTCAAGTGGGCACAGCAGCACCGACAGCCATTGTGTTGTCTGATACGATTGGTGGAGTCACCTGGACTCGCATTGCACAAGGGCAGTATATCGGCACCGCACCGAATCCACTGAATAATCTAAACACTTTCATCATAATCGGCAATGTAGAACATGACCACCTTGCTACTGCTGAAATCAAAACCGATGGCACAATCTATGTGCGCACAACTAATACTCAAAACCATCAACACCAAGATGGCAACCTCAAATATTCATCCTTAGAAGTCCGCATATATGAGTAACGAAATCGAAATACCTCTCAAACTCTCGGGAGTTCAGTCACTCAAGGCAGAGCTCCGCTCACTCAAGGCGGCAATTGCTGAAGCATCTGACCCTGAACAAATGGCGGCACTCGCTGCCCAAGCTGGTCAGGTAGCAGATAGGATAAAGGATGCCAATGAAGCTGTGAATGTATTTGCATCGGGGTCAAAATTCGAGCAGATTAGTAACTCATTTGGCGGCATCAAGGATTCATTGATGTCACTCGACTTTGAAGAGGCATCAGAGAAAGCCAAGGTATTCAGCAAATCACTTGGTAGCCTCAATGCTGGTGATATCAGCAAGAGCATGAAGGGCTTGACAAGCACTGTCACAACTATGGGCAGCGCATTTATGAAGCTCGGATTGCAGATTCTTGCCAATCCAATCTTCTTGTTGGTTGCTGTGGTGGTTGCCATTGTCGCAGCCATTGCAATCTTCCTCAACAAGATTGGCGTGCTTCAGAAAGCCATTGATTTCTTGATGGCTCCAGTGTACTTACTCATCGATGCATTCAAGGAGCTGACCGATTGGCTCGGGCTCACAAGCTATGCAGCAGAGGAGAACGCTCGCAAGATGGAGAAGTCAAACGAGAAGGCATTCAAGTCATCTGAGAAGCGCACGGCTGCCATCTCTGACCAATACGATATCGAGATTGCCAAAGCGAAGGCAGCTGGCAAGGATACCACTCAGCTTGAGCTTGATAAATCCAAAGCCATAAGCGATGCCGCAAAGAAAAGACTTGGAGATGCTCGTACTGAATATGCTGGTCTCAAAGGTTTAACCGACAAGGATTCAATCGAGCGCAGAAAAGCACTCAAGAAAAGAATCGAGGAAGAGAATAAGCTCATCAAGGATGGCTCGAAGGAGCGTCAGATGATTCAGATTGCTGATGATGCTGAGGAGAAAGCCAAAGAAGATAAGAAAGCAGAAGAGGCAAAGCAAAGAAGAGAGGCAGCAGCCAAGGCATTCAAGGATGGAAGGGATGCCATTAGAAAAGAGATTGCGACTGCCAATAAACTTGTGGCTGATTCAGCTAAAACTGAACAGCAGAGAGAAGTTGATGACGTCAAAACAAAGTATGCAACGCTGATTGCGGAGGCACAAAAATACAAGCAAGATATCACTGGGCTTGAAGCTGCCCGGGAGACTGAACTCGCCAAGATAAATGCAGACGCTGCCAAGGCAGCTGCTGAAAAGGTCAAGGTTGAGAATGAAAAAAAGTATGCAGCTGAAGATGCTCAGTTCTTGAAGCTGCAAGAGCTTACCATGACCGCTGATGAATTCAAGAAACTTCAGCTACAAATACAATATGACGCTGATATCGCAGCAGCATCTGGCAACGCACTGCTTGAAACCGAGCTCACCAAGAAATTGCAAACGGACCTCACTGCAATTGATGTGGAAGGCAACACCAAGCGCAAAACCGAGCAAGATGATGCCGACAAAAAAGTCATCGCAGCAGCAGCAGCAGTTGAGCAGCAGAAAAGAGATATACAAATGCAAGGTCTTGAGGTAGCATCTCAAGGTATCAACTTAATCAAAGGGCTATTTGAGAAATCAAAAGGTGTGCAGAAGGCAGCAGTGATTGCTGAGTCAGCTGTTGGTATTGCCAAGATGATTATCTCCAACAAGACAGCCAATGCTGGTGCGCTTACTACACCTCAAGCTATATTGACTTCAGGTCTATCTGCTGCTCCCGTTATCGCAGCAAATAACATCTCCACTGGAATAGGCATCGCTGCCAACATCGCAGCCACAGCCAAGGCATTGCAGTCATTAGGTGGTGGTGCAGCTCCAAGTGCTCCATCAGTAGGTGGTGGTGGTGGTTCAGCTGGTGGCGCAAATTCAGCAGTTCCTTCATTCGTACCTGGTAACCTATTCGGTCAAGGCAATGGAGCCAACAATGTAGGCGCTCCAAATGGCATGGAGTCAGCGCAGAATATAATGGTCACAGCTGTGGTCAGTGAAACCGAGATGACATCGACACAAAGTAAGGTTAACAAAATCATGAAAAATTCAGTACTATGATAAGCTATCAAGCACTCATCAACGAAATCATCGCATTCTATGATGCACACCTCCAGGTGAAAAAGGTTGGCTCTGACTTCAAAGAGCAGCTCTTCAACTTTGCCACCAAGGATGAGAAGTACCCGATTGTGTACATCGTGCCAATCGATGCCATACCAACTGACAACACCAATGATTTCACTCTTGAGATATATTGCTTTGACATCATCCAAAAGGACCGTGCAAATATCAATGTGATTCTCAGTGACTGCCATCAGATACTCATGGACTTGTATCTCAACTACACTTTCAATCTTAATGATCGTGACTTTGATGTGGTCGGCTTCCCGGCTTTGGTTCCGCTCAACAATGACCTCCTCGACTATGCAGCTGGATGGTTGATGACCATCACATTCACCATGGATTCATGGACCGATTGTCAGATTCCTAAACAAATTGGTGACTGATTGCAATATAAGTCATGGCAAGATATAAAAACACTGGCGAATACAACTTCAAATACCCTCTCAGGAGAAGAGTTGCCAACACACTCAAGAAAGTCATCAAGGATGAAGGACTCATCGACACATACACGCTGTATGATTCCGTGCGTATCAATGCCAAGGTGACCACTGAGGGCAACATTCGAGTTGAGATTCTTGCCGCTTACTATTTTGGGTACCTGAACAACGGCACCGCCACCATTGTGCCATTCAGATTGGTCAAGAAATTCAATGATGCTCTTGAAAAGAATGGACTTATCGGTGAGATGTACGGAATGTATGTGGCTGACTTGGCGCAGAAGTTCCCAATCTTGCAGTTGGGCAACCTATTGCGCAGAAGACCGAAAGTTATTTATGACTTTGTACCGCTTTACGGTGAATTCAACTACGCACTCGATTACTAAATTTCAAGCTCCTTGCGCATCGCCAAGAAATTGAACACAAGCACAAGCTTCATGTTAATTACTTGGTCATACTTGGTCAAATCACCATTGCACATCGACCAAATAAGCTGCTCCCATCCCCACTTCTGAGATGATTGCTCTCGCTCCGCTTCCTTCTTTTCCTCAGGGTCAGTGATATCATTGATATCTTCACCCACTTGCTCGGTCATTAGGTTCTTGTGGCTGGTGATAAAGCTATCCCTGAACTTGATGTACTCGGTCAGCACACCATACATCTTGGTGATTGGTTGGTCGAGGAAGTAGTGCACCCGGCTCGAGGTCTTGAAATCAGTTGTTTCCCATTTTGCGACAACTCCATCCTCCACAATATCAGGAATCCGATACAGCAGAGCGCAGATGTTGGGCAAATACTGAAGATAATCAGTGGTGAAGTAGTGCTCCAGGTCGATGAACTCGCCAAGAGTGAGGTCATTCATTGGCTTCAGGTAGAACTTGCCAATCCTATCAGTGTACAATTTGGTCGGCTCAGTGTAGAGCCATTGAAGTTCCTTAAAAATTTCAGCTACATCTGCGATATCGAGGTCATCGAAGTCATCAGGTAACCCATCGGTGAGCGCACATAGGATATCAATATCATGGTTGAGTGCACCATCCTCTGCTTTGAGTTGGCGCAGCTCAATGAACTGCTCAAGATTGACTTGGCTCCACCCCTTCGGCAGCGTTGGCTTTGGCATATTCAGATATCTTCTCAGTTACAAATACAATGTAAGGTACAACCAGCTCAGCCTTTTGTGTACGGAATAGTTTTGACTTGTGCTTGAGATGAGCATCTGCGAAGTGCTCGATATTGCTGAGGTCAGTTCGTTTGAACATGATCGCAAGAATGTCACTAAGGTAGTGAGCCGGCTTGGTGTTGACAATCTTCTCGATGAGCTTGGTCTCCTTCACCGACAGCTTCAACTGCGCCTCATAGGTGTATCCTTCCAACTCGATGGTTGTCACTGCTTCATTCGGGGTGTATGAGTCCAGGTTGAATTCACGCACCAGGGCAATGAAGTCGCTGAATGGGTAGTCATCCCATAGCTCCTCTTTGATGCCAAAGTATTTGAACAGCTCAACGTACCTCTCGATGTTGTCGAGCTCTTGGTTGTTCAGAATTTGGCTAATTTTTTCGAACTGCTCAATGGTCAGCTCATGCATTTTGTTTGGTACTTCAAGGTCAAATACTTGTATCATAATATAGATTTATGAACAAAGATACAAAATCTGCAATATAAGCATGACCAAAGATATTCCAATTTACAAAATCACAATCGATGATGAGTTTGCCGATGGCGAAAACTTAGGCATCGAGATGATTGCGTTCACCAATCTTCCCGCCATTAAGGTCAAAGGGATGGCATTTGGAGCAGAGAACAAAATGATATTCGCTGATGATTTGAAGTATCGCATCACAGCACCGGCAATGATACCGATGGACATCTACCGCAAGAGCGATGAGGATGGTGAGTATTATGTGCAGTTCACCGCTGAGGTCATTGAGCAAATCCACACCAAGTTCATGGCTGACCTCCGCAATCGTGACATCTTCAACCTGGAGCACGACACTGAGAAAAAGGTGCCAGCTTACATCCTTGAAACATGGATCGTGGACAACCCAAAGCAAGACAAAGCATTCAGCACATTTGGCATTGAGGTTCCGCAAGGCACTCTCATGGTCACCGCTCAGGTCACCGATAAAGAATACTTTGCCGACCTGGTTGCTAAGGAGCAAATCGGATTCTCAATCGAGGGCTTTCTTGGGCTTAAATTATCGCAACAACTAAAACTAAATAACATGAACAAATTACCAGATGGGGAGCACCTAATCAATGGACAAATCTACGTTGTCGTGGATGGCGAAATCATTGAGATAAAGGATGCACCAACCGAGGAAGTGGTTGAGGAAGAGATGGCAGCAGAGCCAGTGGCATTGGAAGATACAACAGTTGAAGATACAACTGAAGAGTCAACCACTACAACTGATGAAACTATGGCTATCGACCCGGCTACTGACGCAGAAGCAATTCTTGCAATCGTTTTGCCAGTGATTGAGGAGCGTGAGAAGGCATTGATTGCCATCATCGCAGACCTTCGCAATCAAATGGAAGAGATGTATACAGAACGTGAAGATGTCGTTGAGGCAATCGATGACAAAACAAAAATGTCAGCGCATGACAAATTCAGCGCAGTGAGTAAATTTTTAAACGCAAACAACTAAAATAACTAAACCAAAAAAAACAAAACAAAATGAGCAGAAAATTAAAATTCGATTTAGACATTGACGCATCAGCGTTATTGCAAGCAAACAGCGAGGCATTCTATTCTCGCGCGTATCTTCAAGAGGAGACGGTTGACAACTACCGTACACTTCCAGGTATCAAATTCAAGACTAAAATTTCCAACGTAACATTCGGTCAGGTACTCCAAGCAGAGAACTGCGGATGGAATGCCAGCACTGATGAGCTCGCTTCAGTTGAAGTAGACGTATGTGGATTGTCAGCAATGGCAGAAATTTGCCAATTCCAATTGGAGCAGTCATTCGTATCTCTTCAAATGACCAAAGGTTCAAACGGTGATTTCACTGTTGCTTCCTTCATGGACTACTATTGGAATGAGATGGCGAAAACAATCGCTGAGAACGTTGAGAAACTTCGCTGGTTGGGTGACACCGAATCTGAAGTTGCTGCATTGGCATTGTGTGATGGTTATGTGAAGTCATTGGTTGCTGACGCAGCTAACGTCATCGACATCGCTTCACCGGTTGCTATCAACGCATCAAACGTACTTGCTAAATTGGCTTTAGTTTACAATGCTATTCCAGCTGCTGTAATCGCCAATCAATCAGAGTTGAGAATCTATGTATCAACACCAGTTGCTACGGCTTACCGTGCTGCTGTTGCTGCTGCCAACACTCAAGCCAACTTGACTCAAGCTCTTGACTTCTCTTACTTAGGTATCAAGATGGTTATGTGTCCAGGTATGGGTACAACTTCAAAAATCGTTGCAACTTTACGTGGTAACCTTATCTATGCATTCGATGCTGAAGGAGATGGCAAAGCGTTACGTGCAATCAACTTGGCTGACACAGTTGCTGAGCCGGTCATCCGTACTCGCGCAAACATGAAAGTTGGCTTCACTCACGTGAATGGTAACGAGATTGTTTTCTACAACTCAGTAGCCTAAATTTAAACAGCGGAGCGTCAAAACTCCGCTTTATTTTTAACTCACTAAACTCAAAAAAAATGTGCGAAGCTCTCGAATCCATTGTGAAGTCTTGCGACAACAACAGTGGAGGAATTGAAAAAATATGGATTAATCAGCAAGACAACATTGACGTTGCTACCGTGCCCGCTGGCACATGGGAAGTATCTGCAATTACATTGGTTGCTGGTGCTCCTGACTACACACCATTCGAAATCAGACGCAACACCGGCAGCTATGTCGAAGATGCTGCGATTGATTTGGTGAATGGCTCATCTTATGTCACAAAGACCATCGCATTGATGTTCCACCGCCGTGACCAAGACAAATCTCAAGCAATCAAAATACTTGGCGCTGGTCAGCAGTACCTCAATGCGATTGTTAAGGATATGAATGGCAAGTACTGGTACTTCCCTTTCCTTCAGTTAAGCGCTGTCGGTGAAGGTTCAGGTACTGCTCGTGCAGATGGTAGCAAGTATTCAGTTACTTTGGTCTCCGAAGATGATTTCTTATCTTATGAAATCCTTGAATCAGCTGTGACTGCTGTCATTTAATATCCAATAACCTACTCAACAAGAGCCATCCAATTAGGGTGGCTTTTTTTTGTACCTTATCGGGGGTAAAATTTGTATTTTTTACATTTTGATACCTTATCGGGGGTAAATTCTGCCACATATCTTATGACAAAATGTAAGATTGTGAACAAAATTTAAGCTAACTGCAATATAAGTAATGATATACATTAACAAGGGAGAGGTGAATTCGATTGTCCTGACGCTAACTGAGGTCTCGACATTGAGTGCACCATATTATTTGTTCGTTTTTCAGAACGAAATGAACCCAACATCTGACCCAATTCTCTTCACCAACCTCGATGAGTCACCGTATCCTGAGAGATTCAATCTCTTTTACTTG